GCCCATGGGTAGTTTTTCTACGCCCCAAAAACGCAAAAAGCCCTGAATAATCAGGGCTTTGAATATGGCGGAAGCGTAGAGATTCGAACTCTAGGATAGTTGCCCATCGACGGTTTTCAAGACCGTTACATAAACGTCCTGTCCATGCGGCGTCAAAGGCGAAAACGATTCCAAAACAAAGACGAAACGGCAAGGCTACAGGCCGCATACTAAAAGGGTCGCCGTTTTAGTTTTGGAATCGATTCATGCATCGTTAAAACCGCTTCTGCCTACCTGCAGAAAGCTCACCATGGGGCATGAAGGCGCTCCATCTGTTTTCCTACCCTGGCTCCGTATAGACGCAATGTGAGCTATGCCAATTTCACATCGAAACCGACATTAGCAAGATATGGTCCAGTATTGGCAACAACACCCTCCAAATTGCTGCATTGCTCCTGCAAAGCAATGAACAGCAGTAGCAAAGCCCCAGCTGGGGTATTGCATACTGAATGGACCTGATGCTCAGCTTGAAGGGGCATATTGAATGCCATGGGAGTATTTTCTAGCTTGACCGTGCCTTTACCTAAAACAAAAACTCCATCGAGAGCGGTTCCAGGTACCATCCTATTCCCTCTCAAAAACTCGGGCATTGGGATTCCGAATCGCTGGTGCGAGTTGACAATCCAGCCATGGACAGTCTCCATGTTTGCAGGCCCTGTGTATGCCACCACATAGCTGGCGATGGACAAAGGAACCCAGCCAATTTGGAATACGCGGTTTAGGCTTCGTCGCAACTGCTTCGCCTTGTAAGCGGCCAGCACAGCTTGATCCATTGCTCCCTGATCAAGCACTGATTTGACCTCAATCGTGGCTACGACTGACTCAGCCATGAATCCGTGTATTTCGCCTCCGAAGTCAAGCTTTGGGAAGTTTTTTCTGTAGATAACGATGTCGTACTGGCTTCTCGGTTCTCTCGGGCGAGACAGAGCGTCAATGATTTCACCCGTTCCAATCGAAACATTTGAACTCAGATGTGACTCGAGAAAGTTTTTTATAAAGTTCTCGCGAGGGGTTCCGCGATGGATCGTGTGACCTGTGTTGGCTGGTATCTGTGATTGTGCAACGATCGACGCTTCGGTGGCGTCCATGTGAGCTTTAAGCATTTTTGATCAATCCACACCATTATTGTGATGTGAGCGTATCAGCCTTACGACCCATTTTAAAAGCTACTAACACGTGATCCCTCTACGGCGCTCTCCGAACCCCGGCCTTTGCTCTTCGCTTTTCTATCACGCTGCGACGAATGAGGAGGATACATGAGGCAAATGATAATTATAAATACAGCATCATGTAAACACAGAGCCGTTTGGGTGATTGCCGATCAGCGGTTTAATGTAGCTTCGGTAATTCGGTGCCGCGCACCTTTGCAATCACCCGGAGCTGATAATCGGCTACAGCCTGAAAAAGCGACTCAGCAATCAAATGCAGCCGCTTCACCTCATCAGCCGGCGCCCCTTTGTCCTGTGCCTGATGATAATCACGCAAGGCATCTACGGCTTGTTGAATGAGCGGCTCCCCAGCCTCAACCATTCCAATGAAGGTTCGTTTATCCATCGTGCCGCTCCGATTGCTTGATGAGTGCATTATAGGATGCTTCGCAGGCTAAGCCCGCTATTCGGGCGCGATCATAAGCATTCGCCAGCTCTCCCGCTCGTTGGTCAGCCCGTGCGAGCAAGTCGGAGAGCACCATGGCGGCGCGGGTGGCTGCCTGGCCTCTGTCGATAGTGGTGCTATCCGTGCCGGAGCAACTGACGGCGGCGGCGAGTAGGGCAGCGTTACTGTGCAGCCGCTGGCCAGCAGCATCGGCGCCAGCAGCGCCAGCATCAGCCAACTGATGTTTTCTCTGTGCATCGGCTCTCGTCCTCTCCTGCGCCATGGCGCGTCGTTGTTCTTCCTGCCGGACCCCACGCTCCCCCATCAGCTCAGCCAGGTGGTCACCACTGTCCCGCTCTGCCTTAGCCGTTGCGGCCTCGGCGCGCTCCACCATTCGGCCGTGCTGATATGCCCCCCAGTACGATACAAGCACCATGAGCAGCGCGGTCAAACGCCACGACAGAGCGGTCATGCGCCCAGCACCTTGCAAGCGCGTCCCCACAGCACCAGACGGTCGGCTTGGCCATTGAGGCCGCCATTAATCCGGCGGGTGATGGTCTGGAAATCGCCGCGATCCGCCAGCGTGTTGAGGCCTTTGCGCGATCAGCGATTTCTCGAAGCGCTTGTGTGATCGCGGCCCACCTTGGACAGCCTGCTGCAGGTAGGCGTCGGCCGGAATGCCGGTGGTCCACTGATCCTTGAACCAAACTTTCGCCCCGCGCTGCTTGGTCGCAGCCTGGACAAACAGGCTTCTCATGGTGGTGGGCGTCGGCCGGTCCAGGCGCTGCGCCATGACCTTGAGCATGCCCGGCTTCACTCGCTTGGTGGCCAGGCGCGTCTGCGCGAGCATCAGCGCATAAGGGATTTGCTTGCGCTGCAGGTCCGAGATTTCGCGAACGAGCGGGACGCTGTCGATATCGAGCTTCAGGTCGATCATTGTCATCCCTCAGCGGTTTTCGGCGGAAACTCCGGCGCGCTTGGCCAAGAACTGCGTGTACAGACCACCGGCGACATCCGCACCAATCACTGCGATTACAATGCCCAGGCCGGCAGCCAAGTAGAGACTGTTCCAGATAGCCATGGCCAGTAGCAACGTTGCCATACCGAGCAGCCCAGACGCTAAAAACCGCAGAGCCACCCGCTGCAATATTTGTCGAAGGCTCAGGTCCGCACCAGATGCGCGCAGCATCTCCCCGGACAAGCCAGCCATACTCAGCAGCACCAACAGCCACAGGGGCACATCAGCGAGCGCCTGATGCTCGTTGTTCATCTGCATTCCTTAGGTTAGATCGGCTCTTACGTCACCGGCATCCGCTGAAAGCGAGGAGCAGGCGTAGGGCCGAAAACGAAAATGCCCCGCACTATGGCAGGGTTTGTAATGGGCACAAAAAACCCGGCTCAGAGCCGGGTTCGAGAAAGCGTCGCGCTGCGTTCTCAGCAACACACGCTGCTATAAAACCATAACTATTCCGCGCGGAAAAGGTTTTCTGTCCACCTTCCGAATTTCAGATCGGGGCGATAGCCAGATTCCAAACACAAGCACGTAGCAAGCTAATTTGGTCCCTAGAAGGTCGAACACCAAAGCGTTCGTAGTATTTCAAGTAGTCCGCACATTGAGCCAATGCGAAAGCCTCGCCGTGAAGCAGGTCATTTCTCATACGAAGAAGTAAACGACACCTTTCTTCTGCTTCCGCCACATCTTTAGCATGCCTCTTAACACCCTCTTTTATGCTCTGAGTGACCCGACCATTAACGCCAAATAACGCATCGAACGCGACACACAACTGCATAAACCTATCTCTCTCAGACTGCTTCCAAGCTGCACCACAGCACTCTAAAGCAACGGCCAGCCGCTTATCGCTCGAAGCTGCCCTCAGTACATTACGGACAAAATCCACCGCAGTGGTCGTTACCACAACAGGCGCTATCAAATGTGGCAATGGAGATGGAATTGTGCTGAAACTATAACTGCCCTGTCTGAGGACAAAAAGGCCATCGGGCTGTTTTGCACCAGAAATCAGCAAAGAATTTTTTAGCTCAAGGCCAAGAAACAGTGCCCCTGCTATGCGCCGAAGCATAGCTTCCCCATAAGTATCGTGAGTCGCAAAGCAGCCTAACCACGAATCACCCTTGAACAGCGGGGTGATTTTGAAGTCATTGCGAAGAGGCGGGAACTGCCCAGAAATCACTTCGGTAGGTAGGAAATTAAACTTATCTGCCAACCCACCAAGATCTTTGTTCCAGGGCCACCAAACAAACGACGGCTCGTTTATCTCCTCCACGCAGGACAGTCCGGTCATCGGTATTAGATAAATGCACTCACTAAACTTCCTGTCTAGGTAGCTAGCAAAATCTGCCGAAAAATTCACGACCATTTCCTCAGAAACACGCTCCAGTACGGTTTTCTGAGGGTTTGAGACTGCTTCAAGTATTAGATTACCACCACCAAGATGGTTGATCTGCTCAATGAAATAGCCCTGAAGAATCTTGATCGCTTGGTCCACGGTACCATCAATTTTCCCGCCACAGGCACTTCGGAGAAGCTTTAGCGCCGCAATATTTCTGCGATCTAAGTCAACATAGAGTTCTAGCCCAAACCCACCACCGCCGTAATACTTTGAGCCAGCGCGAAATGACCATCGCGCACCAGGGGGAGAAAAATTTAGGCTCCCTAGAAAGACATTCATTACTTCCACAATTTCTGATGGACTTTCCATTTCCACGTCTAATTTCCTTTCCTGCTAGACTGGGAGTGTCAATAGATTAGAAAATACTTAGGCTGCCTGTCGCATTTCACTCACCGCACAATCGACCCAGGCAGCGCCCGCTCTGGCTAGCTCTCGGGCCTTACCTTCACTGAGGCCATAGTGCTTGCCAACTCGTACCATTGGCCATTTTGCGCCGTAGTATAGCCAGATGATATCGCCCATTTGCTGATCGCGAGCAGCAAGCCGAGCTACCGCATTGTCGATGGCAAGTGCCCAGTCGTCAGTAATGCAATAGTTCTTGCTCGCTGCAGGCTGCGGTACTGCCTGCAGCATCAGCGCGAAGGACGGCGAAGCGTAATTTGGCAGACCTGCCCCATCCAGCCGCCACCATCCCCACTGCTCCAGCAGATACTCGGTATCTCCCAACGGCCGACCTGCAGGCTTGCGGATCATCATGTTCTCAATCCCCTGTGTAATTTGTGCCACCCGCCCCTAGGCGGTTCGATTCGTGGTAATGCTGCTGCGGCCCGACTACTTTGGCCGGCCCTTTCAGCGCTTCAATTTGTTGTTGAGCCTGCTGCAATTTGAAACTCAATTGAATCACTAGCTCCTCAAGCGGAAGCACCAACCTGGAACCTTCAACAACCCAACCTGAACCGTTGCAATCTGTGCAGACCAGGTCATAAAAAACTCCTTTTACGACCGCCCTGCCCTTGCAAACTGGACACAGAATCAGGTCCAAACGGGGCCTCTTAAAGCCATCCTGCAGGTCCTTTTTCACGCTCTGCATTCTCCCCTATGACTAATTCGCTGATTGGGCTGCGTGCCTTGCGCGGCTTGGCTTGCGGCCCTTTGTGAGGAATTGCGGATTGCACGCCCGTCAACCCATGGATCGACGCAAAGCCAATCCCGTCTAACCACTCATGCCATTGCTCCAGAGCCTCGCGACGCAAGCCGTTGCCTTTGGTTTTGATGTAGGTATCAGCAACTTTCCCTAGCGAGTGATTGAGCAGCATTTCGCCAATAAATCCGTCCACCCCCATGTCGAGCCAAGCGGTACGCGCCACCTTGCGCAGGTCGTGGCTGGACCATTCGCGGCAGGCCAGGCGACGAAACATCGACGCGGCCTGGCTGGCGCTCATGGATTGCCCTTTGCGGCCTGGGAACAGGTATTTGCCGGCGTACCCGCTTTCGAGCTGGGCCGCTCGGTATCGATGCAATAGAGCACACACCTGTGGAGTCAGCGGGAGGCGGTGCTCGGTGCGCGTCTTGGTGTGCTTGGCGGGAATGACCCACTCACCATGACCCAGGGCGAAGTCGGGCCACTCTGCCCTACGGCTCTCACCCACTCGGGTGCCATGGCAGATCATCAGGAGTGCCAACATGGCATCGCCAGGGGCGGTGTTGAATAGAGCGCCAAGCGCGGGCACCACCTCTTGCATATGATCCGCACGCAGGCGCCCGTCCTTCGGCGTAATCTTGGTTTTGATGAAGGTTGTGAATTTAACCTCAGCCATTGGATTGCTAGGGATTAGCCCAAGCGCCCGCGCTGTGCTCACCGCCAGGCTCAACACCCTGAAAATCTGCCGCACGTAGGATGTCGAACATTCAGCCTGGAGTGGCCACATCAGCGTTTTGTCGAGCACCGCGGGAGTCAATGCGAGTATCGGCAGTTCACCGAGACGGGGCTGAAGGTGCTTATCCACCACCGTGCGAACGGTGCTTTTCCACGAATCGGACAATGAGGCGTCACTAGTGGCGCGCTCCTTGAACCAGGCCAATAGGTCGTTGAACGTCACTAGGCCAGCCAATGCCACTGGCTCGTCCGGTCGACCCAATAAGCGCTGCCGCAGCCCAGGCAGTTCGGCAAAGATAGCGGCCGGACCATACTCGGGAAACCGAGCCAACCGGTTCCACTTGCGGCGAACGACCAAGAACCAGGTACCAGCCTGTCGGCTCTGGTCAAATCGAAACCTCAAACCCGGGTGGCGCGGATCACGGAGGTCGCGCACTCCGAGCACAGCGGACTGCCTCCGGATCTCGGCATCGGACAGCTTCACCGCCACAGTTGTACTCATACCGAAACAAGCCCCTCACGCAGCAGTACAACCTGAGTACGCATGACGCCCTCAGCGTGGTACTGGCGGACCTCGCTATGGCCAATGTCGCTACGGCGACCATCGCAAGCATCATGGCAGGCGCTGCAAGCCCAGGCGCCCTGCAGGTCGTTCGGCTTGATGCCAACGCCGCAGGTGCCGGCCATGCGGTAGTGAGCCAGGACAGTGGTTTCCGGGTTGCCATTGCAGACACCCGGGATACGCACCTGGCATTTCCGGCCGCGCGCTGCCTGGGTCAGCTTGGTTTGCTGCATAGTCACAATTCCTCCTTGCCACGGTGGGATTCCCACTCGAAGGGCACTACCACCCCGCCGCCCTCGCGCAGGCGGTCGTAGCAGCGCTCGCCCATGGCGTGGCGCAGTTGGGCAGGATCCAGGTTGGAAATCACCACCGTGGGACGCATTTGCTCGTAGCGCCCATTAATGATCGAAAACAGGGTGGTCAATTCGAATTCGCTCGGCTGCTCCTTGCTGACCCCGACCTCGTCCAACACCAATAGCGAAGGCTCGATCAAGCTGGACAGGATTTCAGCCTCAGACTGCTCGCTATGCCGGTCGTAGGTCGCCCGGATGGATTGCAGAACGGCGCCCACCGTGCGGTAGACGGCCGTTGCCGAGGTGTTGCGCATCAGCTCGTTGGCCATACCGGCGCCCAAGTGCGTCTTGCCGGTACCAACTTTGCCCAGCAACATCAGGCAGCGCCCAGTGCGCTCAATTTCCGAGAAAGCCGCCACGTAGCGGGTGCAGTAGGCCAGGGCCTTGCGCTGCCCTTCGTGCTCGACCCGGTAATTGGCCAAAGTGCGGTCGGCGAAGCGCTTAGGGATGAGCGCCGAACCCAGCTTGCGGGTCATCGCCTCACGCTTCAGACGGGTGTCCTCCGCCAGCTGCTTGGCTTCGCGCTCGGCAATGGCCGCTTTCTCGCACACAGGGCAGCGACCGACGATTTCGCGGCCCATCAGCATGGTTACACGCTGGTCGAAGTCGCCGTGATGCTCGCAGTGCGCGGGCTGGACGCGGAAACCCGCAGCGTTTCTTACCTCGGACATGGTGATCACCGATTCAGATCGCATAGGTGCCGTCCTCTCGCGCGGCCAGGCCGGCGGTGTAGTCGCGGTCGTCGAAGCCGTGGTGACGGTTGTGGGGTTTGGCCGGGGCAGGCAACTGCGCGCTGATGCGCTTGGTGACCCACTCCACCTCGAAGCCGCGCCATCCATTCTCAACGGCGACTTCTAGGGCTTGGGCTGGCTGGATGCCGAAGGCCTTGCACTGCTCCAGCTTGACGTTCAGCCCCGCCCAAATCCGTGCGGTCACTGGGGCCTTGGCGGCCTTGCGAACAGTCAGGTAGTCAGCGATCAGCGACTCATCCAGGCCGTGTGGATTGTCAGCCAGCATGGCGACCTTCCCGAACGGCGCTTTGCGGTCAGCTTTGGCCGGCGCCGGCTGCTCATCGCTGGGGGGGCATGTATTCTCTTCCGAAGGAAGAAATACATAGGGGGTTAGATTCTTAGAATAAAGAAGGGAGTCGGCGGTTTTGGTCTGTTTCGACTCGGAGCCGATTCGGACCACTTCAGCCGAGTCAGCTGTTTTGGTCTGTTTCGGATCAACGTAGATCCAGTCCTTCGGGTCATTCACGCCGATGTCGCCCCGGGCACCACCCTCACGGAACAGCACGCGCCGACGCAGCAAGCTTGAGACCGCCTTGGAGACCGTGTCAGGATGAGCGTTGATGGCTTTGGCGATATCGGTAGCCGGGATGCGTTGAGCACCTGCCCCGAAGTTGATGGTGGCCTTGGCCACGTACAGCACAATTTTCATCTCCCGGGCCGGGAGATCGATAGCCAGCAGGCCATCCATGAGCTGGTTGTCCATCCGGGTGAACCCCCTGGACTTGTCAAGTGGGACGATGTTTGTCATGCTCCGATCTCGTTTGAAGCTGTAGAAAGAGCCGCCCTGCCAGGCGGCTTTTTTATGCCTGCAATTCAGGCGTTATGGGTGTCCGGCACATCCGTGGTAGCTTTTTGCTTCCACACGAAAAGGTCCAAGGAGGCCGGACATGAAAGTTGAAGGGACTATTGCGGCGGCGAATCTAAACATCGGTCGATATGTTGTGAGGTCGCCTGCGGGCTACCTGGTGATGGATTTGATGCACGGGGTACTAAACCTCCGAGACGTTGTGAGTTTCGATCCCACACATCTCGGTCCGGCTTGGTTGATAAACCGCACCACCGGAGAGCCCGTCGAAGTCTGCGTCGAAGCACTTCTTTCAACCCTACGAGCAGCAGCAGCTCTAGCGGAGAGTAGATAACCCCGTTCTGGAAGTGCCCCCCAAACCAGGCTCGCTTAGCGAAGCGCCAAATTATCTTCATCGCCACCCTCCTACTGGTTAAATTCACAGCTGGTTCAGATCACTACTAGAGGAATGCCAGTCCTCGCATACTTCACGCAGACGACTTGGCCGGAGCGATGTCAGCCAGCAGTTGTTTGGCCTTTAATGGCTTGCCGTTTGTTTTTGCCAATTCGGCGATTTTTTCCGCGTAGCGGGTCTCGCCCGTGTATTCGGTGCGCGGTAGGCAGCCAGAGGCCAGCCATTTGTAAACAGCACGCGGGGTTTTCTCGCAGACGACCGACACAGCGAAGACTCCGCCGGCATCGCCGATCGCCTTCTTGAGTGACGTCATAGGGCCTCCTGGTGAAATATGAACTGTCAGTACATACTATGTCGGAACTGAAAGTACATGCAAGCGCATGCGATATTGAACCCATGGTTCATATCGAAGAAATCAGGGCGGCCTTCGCGACTCGCCTCAAGCAAGCGCTTGCCGCCAGCGACATCCCTGCATGGGGTGCAGGTGCGCGTCTTGCTTCAATCGCTAGCGTCACCCCGAAGGCGGCCAGCAAATGGCTTAATGGGGAATCCATGCCTGGCGGCGTGAAGATGCTTGCACTCGCCACCGCGCTCAAAGTGCGCCTTGAGTGGCTGGAGTACGGAAAGGGCGAGATGGTCGATGAAAGGCCAGAGTTCGACGCTAACGTTGAGCCGTCTGCGGGTCCGGTGCGTTATTACAAATACCCTGAAATCAGCTGGGTACAGGCCGGGATGCCTATGGAAGCTATTGAGCTATCGAACGTGGCCTCCTGCGAGGTGCACCCTTCCGACGCCTGGGCGGGCCCTAATGGCTTCTGGCTAAAGGTCAAAGGTCCATCGATGACGTCCCCGAACGGCATGTCCTTCTCTGAAGGCATGGTCATCCTGGTGGCTCCCGGCTTCGATGTAGAGCACGGCCAATATGTAGTCGCGAAGCTCATTGACTCCAACGAGGCAACATTCAAGCAGTTCATATGGGATTCAGGGAAGGCATACCTGAAGCCCTTAAATCCCGCCTTCCCAACAGTCGAGATGGACGGCGAATGGTGCCTAGTGGGGCGCGTGGTTGATGCCAAGTGGCCGCGTTCCGCCCTCTAGTCGACTTTTAGCAAGACTTCGAGAGCCCGCTTCTGGCGGGCTTTTTTTCGCCCAAAATTAAATTATGTACTTTTGGTACTTGATTAATTTGAACCTTAGGTACATATTTGCCTCGTCGCCGGATCGACACCGGCCAGCAACGAAGGCAGCGATGGACAGGCCTCAACAGTCCAGAGGGGTGGCAACTGCCCCGGGCGTGCAGCGTAAAGCGCCGATGCAGTTATCCAGCGGGAGAACAAGCCGAAAGGCCCGCGGCTGGAGGAACAACCAGAAAATTGCTGCGCAACTGACGCCAGTAGCGGGTCGCGGCAGATTTCACCGACTGGCCTTGGCAACAGGGCCAGACGGGAAATCACACCCGAGATCAATCATGGACACGATCACTATCGGCGCATGGATAGGCCATCTCGGCCGAGGCCTGGCGCCTCGCGAATTGCAATGCCTGCTGGAGGTAGCGCAGGGCTTCACCACCAAGGAAATTGCCAAGCACTTCGGCATCAGCGAGAGCGGTGTAGAGAAGCGCATCGGCGACGCAATGCTGAAACTCAAGGTTGCCCGGCGCGCCGCGATGGTCGCTGAGGCCATGCGCCGCCAGATCATCAGCCCGCTCTGCATCGCCCTCGCCGGCCTCATCGCCATGCATGCGGTGATCGACGACAGCGACCCGATGCACCGCGACCGCCGCGCTCCGGAGCGCCGCACCGCCCAAGTTCGAATCGTTCGCAAGGCCGAGGCCTTCGAATACCACGCCTGACCCATCCGAGGATCACCCCATGCAGACAGCAATGCACCCTGCTTTCGAGCAGAAGCTTGCCGTGCTCGCGGCCCTGCTCGAGCGCAGCAAGTCAGCAAGGATCGAGGCGCACGCCAAGGTCGGCCAGCCCGCCCCACGCTTTCAGGCGTCGAACAAGGGCAGCACTTGGGATGTGGTGGAGATCGCTACCGGCGCGGTCCAGGGATTCGCATACAGCTACCAGGCGGCGATGCGCTTTGTCGATGCCTGCGAGGCCGGGGCGGCGAGCAAGACAGGCGCGCGGCAATGAGCAAGCGCACGCCCCACAACATGCGGGCTCGCCTGGAGCGGACGTGCCGGGCCCTGGTCTCGGCCAACCACGCGGCCGTGGTCAACGTCGACCCAAGCGGCCTGCAGGTGCTGATCAACTGGAAGAACCTCAAGCAGATCCGCGTGCGCCAGGTCGTCGACGCCGTCTGCGATATCCCGCACCGGTGGACCATCTATCTCAGCGTGCTTTGTCGGACTGAGTTCGGCGAGCGGTACAACAAGTCGATCGAGGTTGCACCGCAAGGCAACTACCGCGCCGAGCACCTGATCGACGTGATAGAGGCGACCTACACAGACCTGCGGGCCACGGCCAATCCTAATCACCTGGTGGCGGCCGGCTGGATCGCTATCCCCACCGACACAACGCTCGACGAGGCAGAGGCCGCCAAGATCTTTGCCGCTGTCGGAGCCTGGAATCAACAGCAAGCGCCATGACGACGATGATCCACTATTTACTCATTCGACAGCATCACCCACCAGTTCGAAGTATGTGTAGGTAGGTTTCTTGTTCTCTGCCGCCATCTGAATAAGATAGAAGCCATCATCGCCTACTAGACGAACCTGATGCGCATTAAGAAGATTTCGGATTTTAGCACCCCAGGTACTAGCCTCCTTATACAGCATAGAATACTTGTAGTTATCGCCATATGGATTTTCACTATGGAGAACGCCGCCACAGATCTCATACAACTTGATGAATTCTTCAAGAGAAAGATAAGGCTCCGTCACTTTATCCAGTCGTACAGAGGCGCGCTCCCCCGGGGTATCCACCTGATTTACAGGCTCCGGATAAAAGTTCGGATTGAGCTTTTCAATTGCCTCTACGATTCTTCTTGCATGCCAGTCACGGGCGTAACTAGCCCTTGCCTGCGAGTACACATCAAAATTGGCCACTAGCGAACCAAACGCAATCAACTCAAGAATTTTCCGGTACTGCAAATACACCACTTCGACATGAATTGGCATGAAGCCGAGGTTAGCCCTTTCTTTCAGAATTCGGTTAATTGCGTAGGTCCTGTCTTTAACCTCGCGCATCAGATCACAGTATTTATCAACGCCACCATTCTTCATGTGAGTTCACTCATTTGATTTTCGAGTCCTGACTCGGCCCCGTGCCGATCACCCGTAATACCCCATCCCAAACCAAATTGCCACTATGCCTCATCCGGCCACGGAGGGCGGCGCATGCATGGAGAACGCCATGATCGAGGCCACAGAGAAGCAGCTCAACCTGCTCTGGCACACGCTGTGCCTGAAGGCAGGATGCCGCACCGGCAACAGAAACCACTTCCTCACCAGCCCAGGCTATGACGATTCGAATAACCTGGATGTGCTGGTGGCCGCCGGCCTAATGACTCGCGGCAAGCCCCCAGCGTTCTGCTCCGAGGATGAGGGGGTGTATCGCGCCACAGACGAGGGCAAGCAGTTCGCCATGGACAAGCGGCCACCGCCCCCACCGCCGGCGAAGCGTACCAAGTTCGATGCCTACCTCGACGAGTGTGAGTGCTACGACGGCTTCGCTCACTTCCTCGGTATCAACATGCCGCAGTACCAGCAGCGCGGCGAGTGGGGTGCACGGGAGTACCGGATGGTGCGCTACCCCCGCGGCAGCGCGTACCGGCATTACCGTCGCCACTACGACTTCGCGCGGTGGTCACCCTACGAAACGCTCGAAGTAGTCGGCGAGTGGGCTCCGACCCTGAAGGAAGCCAAGGCAAGCTACAAGGCCGCACTCAAGGAGTTCCGCGCCCGACCAAAGCTCCCGGCCAACGACTTCGATCGCCTCTACTCCGCCTGACCCTCCGGCGCTGCCCGCCAGGCCTTCCCCGCAAACGAAAACGCCGCCCTGATAGGCGGCGCTGAATGACCGAGAGCAGGTGCTACCAGGTCTTCGGCTCTGACTTCTTGTAAGAGCCACCGGTCATGCACTTCTCGACCAGGTCTTCGCGAGCCTTGTTGTCTGGTAGCGTTTTCAGGTAATCGGGCTGGCAGTGTTCAGTAGTCGGCTCGTAGGCGGCAGTGTCGGCGGCGTCTTCTTTGCAGCCGGCAAGTCCTGTAGCGACCGCCGCCGTGAGCATAAAGGCAAGCGAGCGCATCATGGCTTGAAACCTTTATCTGGGGTCTTTGGAGGCGGGATGTCCCAGAGCTTGTCGCTGGACTCCTGCTGTGCTTTTGCTTTTTGCTCGTCTTGTGCTTCGAAGCAGCCGCTGAGTGACAGCGCAGTAACGGCGACAAGCATGGCGCCAATGATGGTACGTTTCATGAGGTTCCTTCCTGTGAAATGGCCGGGCGTTATACCAAAGATCGAAATCCATCGCAAAACCTGACGCCCCGCGCTGCCCGCCAGCGCTTCAACGCTTATCGTGAAGCTCGGGAGGCCAAGCGCTCATGAACCACATGATTCCGGGAATCAACAAGTAGATCCAGTTCTTGCCAGGGTATACGCAGATCCCAACAGCCCAGACAGCAAGCAACGTTCCGCCCGCTCCCCTCCTGCGCTTCGGCGTGAACCACTCCTGAAACGTCTTATGCCTCTCCCGCAATCCCATTACCACTCTCCTTGTTTGGTAAGCGGCGAAGCATATCACCACGAGTTACTCCACGGCGCTGCGCGCCATCCCCTTCACCATAAACGAAAACGCCCCCTTGAGTTCGGCGACGTTGGGATCCTACGGAAAGCAGCGGCTCACGGCACGTAGCCCTTGCTCTTGCTCCGGTCAGTAGGGCCGCCCATATCAAAAAAGTCCTTAGAGTTCTGCTCTTCGATTTTGACCTGCTTCTCTGCTTCTGATTCGAAGCAGCCGCTGAGGGACAGCGCAGTTACGGCAACGAGAATTGCTCCAATGAGGGTGCGTTTCATGAGGGTCCTTCCTGTGAAATGGCGGGCGTTATAGCAAAGATCCACCCCTCCCGCAAAACGTGGCGCCGTGCTATCAGCCAGCGCCTTCCCCTATTCAACCATAACACCTGCCCGCACGCAGGAGGGACTGCGAAAACATATAGTAGCTAGTTAACCGCAGTACCCGCCCCGTCATCACTAGCTTGAGGTCTTGCACCTGCAAGTTCGTATGCCAACAACCCATTTACCAATGAATCAACTTTTCGAGTTAACTCATAACGACGACCGTACGCATCGATACACACTAACCTGTAAGCAACAAAGTCTTTCTTCAACAGATCGACATCACCCTGAAATTTGGCCCACCCATATATAGGAACCCCAAGCTGCATCAGTTTGCTTTTATGATAAATTACTTCATCATCGGGAACGCTTATCATTGTACCATCTTCGAAAGTCACCGGAACTGGGCTAGATTTCCCATACACACGTTTCAGAGGCTCCCACCCTCCTCCTTTGATCTTTACGTCCAACTCACAGTCGAGCAAGTGGATCGGGCTTTTTCCCGGATTAACTAAATAGATGTAAGCGATGAAGCTCGACATAGACCTATGGTCAGGAAAATTTATTATACCAGGGATCACAGACAGAAGATTGGCACGTATGGACGATTTTTCAGAAATGTGACTATACATAATCGCCGCCCAACCAGAGAGAGCGAACATTCCAGTAAATGTTTCAGCCATACTCAAGCCAACTGCAAAATGCAGAACACCAAATATCACTGCAAACGCCAAGCCGCCAAAAAACACTATAATTAAAGCGCGGAATTTCAACATTTTTATCGATCTAGCCCTATAGTAAGAAGTGAATGATAGCTCAACATCGATGCGAGCCCTAACTAGGATACAAGTTTAGATTCATTAGCCAATCACGCTTAGTCGCAACGGTCTAGTTTGCCATTTTTCACAAATAATTTTTCGCTGCGATATCGCGGCTAAGGCGAAGCTATGCCCCAAGCTAAGGAAATCCCGACCCTACTCAGCGGGCCGATGGTCCGCGCCGTTCATGAAGGCCCGAAGACAGTAACCCGGCAGACTGTGAAGGCTCAGCCCCGTACGAAGGGCGATATCGGCACCTACGACCTTGGCCAGCCCTTCACCCTGCCCGAAGTGCAACGCGGAGGCATACGCCGACCACCAGCGCAAGATGAGCCAATGATCCGCCTCCTGCTGCTGATCACCTTGGCCGGCTGCCAGAAAGCGGCTGAAGCCACCACGCGCGTCGCCTCTGACTTCAATGTTGACCGGCTTTTCACCATCGAGGGGTGCACCGTCTACCGGTTCTGGGATGGCGGGAGCGGCCGCTACTTCAAGAGCTGCGCCGGCTCCACACCGTGGCGCGAACTGTGGCAAGAACTGCACGCGATCGAACGGCGTCACCGGTGGAAACCACCAGGCCAGCAACTAGCGCCAGCTCTCCCCGCACGAAACCCAACCCGAACCTACACCCGCTCTGGCGCCTGGGCGCTGGATTGATGAGAGGTATCAGCTGTGAATGATGAGCAAATGCTGCGCTTTGCGGCGAAAGCTGCAGGGCTAGAAGTCCGCTGGACCGAAGAAGATGTTTTTAAGGGGTCGTTTCTGCGAAGGGTCATCCCGGAGCCGCAGCCACCTGCTTCGAAATGGCTGTACTGGCGGCCTCTGATTGATGACGGCGATGCGTTCTGCTTGGCCATCGATCTCGGCATCCAAATCCACGTAGAGGGCTCAGGTGATTCCGAGGCTGTTTGGGCCGATGACACCATGATCTGGGTGAATAGCGAGTTCATCCAGGGTGACCGCAGAAAAGCTGCTCGCGAGGCGATTGTGAGCGTTGCCGCTCAGCGCGGAGAGCAGATGCCATGACCGACCTGATCGAAGTGAGGGTATCCAACCTTTCCGGTGAGGCGCTGGGCTGGGCAGTCGGCAAGGCCGAAGGCTTTGATGTGTACTTGGAGCCTCCCGGCTACAACGGCGTGCCTTGGCGGGTCTTCGCTCGGTACCAAGGCCAGGCCATTGAGCACACCAAGCGCTTCAACCCTTGGGAAGACTGGGCGGTAGGCGGCCCGATGATCGATAAGCACAATGGCAGCGCACAGCACATCCCCGGCCTTCCTCAGGATATTCGCTGCGCTGGTGGACCTGCCGACGCAGGATGGTGCTACGGCCGAACAGCTCTTGTCGCGTTCTGCCGAGGCTATGTCCGATTCAAGCTCGGCGATACCGTCCAGGTGCCGAAGGAACTGGTCGCGTCCGCAACCCATTAATGCGGACGCCCAAGCTCGAACTACCTTACTTTCTTCAGAGGATTCTGAAGAAGAGCGGCATCAAGCATTGCTTGAACTTCGTCCCTCTCGTTCTTCCTGTGCTGGACCTGCTCCCTATCCAAAGCCGGCCTCTTTTTTTTGCTACTAGGATCGGAATCGTCGTATTCCGGAAAATCCTCGAAAAAGTCCACCCAATCATTCACTTCAAGATCCCTCTAGTTATGGTGAGGGTTGATTAAAAGCGCTATTGCAGCCAAACGCAAAGCCGCATCCCCTAAAACTCAAGCCCGCCGACGCACCGCCAAGAAGTGCGTCGCAGCCATCAACACCCCCGGTATAGCCAAGCCAAGGCCGCTGTAGATGAATGCCAGCTGGTTTGACAGCAGCCCGCCCATAACAAATCCGATGCCTGTAGGTATCAGTGTGACCGCTACGTAGCCGAACGGCTTCCTGGCTTCCTTCGCCATTTCAATGCTCCTTGTTTGGGGGCACCATTTAACCATGTATGCCCGCCGCTGTGAGCGGGCGAGGATCCCTTATGTCTGAACGCAAAACGATGTGCATCTACCACGGCAACTGCGCCGATGGGTTCGGCGGCGCCTGGGTCGTTCGCAAGGCCCTGGGCGACCAGGTCGAGTTTGTGGCCGGTGTGCACGGTCAGGAGCCACCTGATGTCACCGACAAAGACGTGATCATCGTCGACTTCAGCTACAAGTACGACGTGCTCGCGCGGATCAGCTGGAAAGCCCGGAGCATCATCATCCTGGACCATCACAAATCGGCGTCTGAGGATCTTGCCAAATTCCCGCCTTTTCATGCCGGCATTCGGTTAGACGGCCGGCATGCCGACGGATCTACGGCGCTGGGCTGGGAAAGCGCGCACACCTTCATGAGTTCGCAGAACTCACCAGCAATCGCCTGCTGCTTCGACATGCACCGCAGCGGCGCGATGCTCGCCTGGGACCACTTCTTCCCCGGTCAAGAGCCTCCAATGCTGCTGCGACACATCGAGGACCGCGACCTCTGGCTATTCCAGCTTGAGGGCACTCGCGAGATCCAGGCCAACCTGTTCAGCTACCCCTATGACTTCGAAGTCTGGGACAAGCTCATGGCAGCCGATGTGGAAACCCTCCGTTCGGACGGCGCCGCGATTGAGCGAAAGCACCACAAGGACATTGCCGAGCTGGTGGGCGTAACCAAGCGGCGCCTGGCCATAGCCGGTCACGATGTACCGGTGGCAAGCCTGCCGTACACGCTCACCAGCGACGCGGGTCACCTCATGGCCCAGGGCGAACCGTTCGCCGCCTGCTACTGGGATACCCCTGAAGGCCGAGTGTTCAGCCTGCGCAGCACTGACGAAGGCCTCGACGTGTCGGAAATCGCCAAGCAGTACGGCGGTGGTGGCCACCGCAACGCCTCCGGCTTCCGCGTGCCGTTCGGCCACGAACTGACCAAGTAACCCATCACTTCCAACACAGCCCGCCGGCAATGGCCCGCGGGCGCGGAGCCCTATTGCCATGACAACGGAAGAATTGAAGACCCTTGGGTCGAAGATCGCCATCGCACTTGCAGCCGGGAAAGCCGCTGCAGCGGCATGCACAAATGATGGCGGGAGCGCGAACCTCGATCGAGTGGTAATCCCGGTGCCCGGCATGCGTCTGGACACAGAGCACGGCCTGCCTGGCTACATCCAGAAGAAGCACGGCTACCACCGACAAGGCCTGCATCTGGCCACCCCTTGGCCAGGCCAGGGAAACCAGCACACCGCCGGAGTGCAGGCCATGCATGAGTCACTCAAGTCTCAAGGCGTCGACTGCTACGTCTACTACCAGGTCGACTGACCACCAACCTGCCGCCACCGGCGGCGTGGAGACCATCCCATGGAAACCGAGATCCTTTCGGACGAAGAGCTGGCAGACCTGACCGGCTACAAGGCCAGGGGCTGGCAGCGCCGCTGGCTCAACGAACGCGGCTGGCACTTCGTCGAGAGCCGCGGCGGCCGGCCCCTGGTGGGCCGCCAATACGCCCGCATGAAGCTGGGCGTAACCCTTGAGGTGGTGCCACTGGCGCCGCCACCCCCACCGCCCGTGCCGGCTTGGACGCCGGATTTTTCAAAGGTGAGGTGATATGCGCCCACGCAAGTCTGAAAACCGCCACCTTCCTCCCCGGCTTTACGAACGCAAGCGCAAGCGCAAAAGCGGCAAGGTCTGGATCAGCTACTACTACCTCGACAAATCGGGAAAAGAAATCGCCCTAGGGCCAGACCTGAACGTGGCCAGATTGAAGTGGGCCGAGCTGGAAGCTAAGGACAAACCACGAGATCTACTGCTCATGAAGGCGATCTTTGATCGATATGAGCGGGACATCATTCCCAAGAAGGCGCCCCGCACTCAGAAGGACAACCTCGCAGAGCTGCGCCAGCTTCGCCCATTCTTCGAAGAGGCGCGCATTGATGCAATTACGCCAGCATTGGTAGCTCAGTACCGGGACGCACGATCAGCGCCGGTCCGGGCAAACAGGGAGATCGCGCTCCTGTCTCATGTGTACAACCTGGCCCGTGAATGGGGCCTCACGACAAAGGAAAACCCTTGCCAGGGCGTGCGCAAGAACAAGGAAATGCCGCGAGACTTCTACGCCAATGACGCGGTATGGAAGGCGGTTTACGCAAAAGCAGTTGAAGAGTTGAAGGTCGCCATGGACTTGGCGTACTTGACAGGCCAGCGCCCTGCGGACGTGCTGGTGATGAGGAAGGACGACATCGAGGACAAGGCCCTCGGCGTGAAGCAGAAGAAGACTAACAAGAAGCTGAGAATCATGCTGGAGGTGGACGGAATGGCCAGCGGCCTGGGCGTCCTCATCGAAGAGATCCTGAAGCGCAACTCGGCGCACGGGTCGCCTTACTTGATCCTAACCGATGGGGGAAAGCGGGTTACTGCACCGATGCTACGCCACCGCTGGGATGATGCTAGGGAAGACGCCGTGAAGGAAGCCGTAGCTGCTGGAGACCAGGTGCTGGCCAGCCGAATCAGTCAGTTCCAATTCCGTGACATTCGACCCAAGGCCGCCTCGGAAATCGCCGATGTAGACCACGCCAGTCTGCTGTTGGGCCACACGAAAGGAGATATCACCGAAAGGGTTTACCGACGCGTCGGGGCGCTGGCCAAGCCGACCAAATAATCAAAGTTTTAGGACGCGTCCTAATACTAGGATTGGGGCAACATTCCCAAGGGTGTTCCAATGGGTAGTTTTTCTACGCCCCAAAAACGCAAAAAGCCCTGAATAATCAGGGCTTTGAATATGGCGGAAGCGTAGAGATTCGAACTCTAGGATAGTTGCCCATCGACGGTTTTCAAGACCGTTGCCT